GTATATAGATTGGTCTCTGAGATTAAGTAGTCTTACCTTACCATCCCACATTTTATTTCTAAACTGTGGCATGAATTTATAACCAGGAACAAAGAATGTAAAATACTCTGCTAGTTCTTGTATGATTCCTTTATCGTCACAATCAACATAAAGGAATGCTGCATCTTTAGTTTGTAGTGTTATTTCTTCCATGTGCTAAGTGTATGGCAAATTCCATAGCAGTCATTCCATCAGGATAGACTACATCTAAAGGTTTTGATTTAAGTAATGCTTCAGTCTCTTTTATAAGCTTTTCGAACTTAGACTTTTCAGCACAAGGCTTTAAGTCTTTATTCATATTGTTATAATGTACGAGTAATAACTCAAGCGTCTTGCGACTAAACTCCTGCTTCAAAGCTTCTCCATTTAATTATATTACTTATATTCTGATGTCTCCATCGTATAGTACCCATTATTTCTTCTAAGGTTTCAATAAGAACCTTATCATATTCGAGTGCTGCTTGAGCTTTTTGGATATCAGTATCTGCATCATAATAATAATTCATATCACCTTTAAGTGGTTTATTCAGACCACCAAAAGGATCGTATTCCCATTTAAATGCATCTATCTGATCTTTAGATAGTTTACCGTTATAATATAGCCACTTATCTTTTAGCAATGTTTTATAGTCAAGATCTTTTTTCTTTCTACGCATCTTAGAGATAGTAATTAACTCAAGATACTTACTATGCACACGTGCCATCTTAATCGTGGTATCATCTAATTTTAAATCATCTATAGTGGAATCTTCTTTCCACATTTCTAGTACTTGTTCAATATTCATATTCAATCATTATTTATAGTTTCTTTTTATACTTCTGAGGCAACCCAATAAATGGTCTACCATCATATATATTCTTTTGCCCTTCGGAACTGTTTGCGTCATTATAGTGAAGAAACACTTGACCACAATTATCACCTTCAAAAGTTTCTCGCCAATGTTCTAATTCACACCCACGATATATCAACATATCACCAGGTCCTAAATCAACTTTTACACCTTCTTTTCCTTTCTCGCCTGAAGGTTCTAGATATATCGGCCAACTATCACCACCTAAATTTATTGTAGTTGATATCTCACACGATGGCCTATCTTTATGTCTTTTTAATATATCACCTTTCTTATATATTCTAGCATATGAATATGTAGGCAAAACTTTTAATCCTGTATTTTTTTCCATAACAGGTTTAATTCTTTCTAATAATGTTTCCATTACTATATCAGCGTAATGAGAATATGTATTTGGTATTTGTTTATCACTCCATACACCAAAGTGTGGTGTATCTGGTGAGATATATCCATCATCAAATAACTTTCGAGCCACCCTTCTTTTGTTTAAAAAGTAATCGTATATAAAGCCTGCTAACTCTTTACTTATAGCATTCTTTACGATCTTATAATTATTTTCCATTTCGGCCATAGACCTATTATAACATAGTTTTACCTAAAGTACATAGGTGTTATACGAATTCGTAGTAAGAGTATTGGAATGATACGACAGCAGTTAGATATTCTGCATCGACAGTGGTAATTTCAAATGGTAAAGATGAAAGACTTGTTGGTTGAGCATCAATGAAACGTATATGTTTTGCTACGTTATTTGCTGAGCTCATGATTGTAAGTGTTAAGTCACGTACATGGTTAGTAATTGGCTGATCAGTTTCTACATTAGTTTTAATCCAATCATAAATCTCTTTATAATTTGTAAGATCTTCATCAATTAAGAATGATACTTCAAGAGGACTATATGTAATTTTATCTGCGGCCATTGCAGTATTAACAGATTTAAATGATAGTATTGCACCTTCTGAAGAGATATCAGGTATTGAGGCAGATTGTATAGTAAATTCGGCACCAGAATAGTTTTTGTCTAAAGACATTACAAATGATGACGGATTTAAAAAGTTAGTAGTTGGCATAATAGATTATTTATAAAAAACCCCGCGATAAAGCGGGGTTCTTTATTTGTATATTTAAAAAATTACAGGTTAGTAACCTTACGTTTTCTGTAGTATACGTTTTGACCAGCTCCAGCAGTGACAAATGGATTGTCAGCAATACCGTAACGAGTTTTGAAGCCAATTTTCGGTTGGAAGTCATCCTCACCAATTGTCTTCATCATGCTTAATGGCACGTATGGGCAATAGAACATTCCCGCGTCATATGGGTTTGAACCCTTATAACCAACGTTGAAATAGTCTACTGTCGCATATGGGTCGATGTATACTTTCATACCGTTACCCATAGTACCAGCCATTAGAGATCCAGTTACATCTGAATCCATAGTTTGTGGTCCTTGTAGTCCTAAGCCAGTATCCATAACGCCAGCAGCATTTAATGCAGCAGCAACGTTGTTAGATACGATTACCCAGTTACCCTTTCCACGACGAGTAGAAACAGCAATTTGGTTAGCTTCATGCTCAATTGCTTGAGCTAGAGCTTTATAACGCTCAACTGACCATCTAGCGCCACCATTATCAGGTGCGTTAGTCGCATTCCATGTACCAGCAGATGCACCGCGAGTAGATGTTACTGAGTTAAGGTTTACTAAACGAACGATCTCACGATTCATTTCAGCCAAAATTTCAGTTGAAAGGATGTTCGCAAGTTCTGTCTCAGCAGAAAGACCGTGAATAGCTTTAAGGTCTTGTGCTAATTCAGTTGTGTACTCAGCTTTAAGAGCACGAGACTTTGCAGTCACAGTAGTCTTATCGATTGAGAACGCCATCTCAGGAATAGCAGGTGAACTTGGAGTACCTAATGCTTCAGCATCGGCAGTCGCAAGACCAGCACCCGGAGTATAGTCATCAACTGTATCAGAATCGTCTAAAGCAGCAGGAGCAGGAGATACAGTAGATGTATCACCAGCAAACGGGTCAGAACCTTTTAATTCTGAACCATTTGAAGCACCTGAAAATTCAGTATCTGCTTCGTTAAATAACGCTTCAGTACCACCTTGAGTTGAGTAACGCGATTTCATTGCAAAGATTAGGCCAGTTGGTCCAGTCATTGGCTGTACGCCAACTAGATCAAATGCTAACATTGCAGGAGTTGCACGTCTAACTAGTGAGATAAGAACTGGATCCCAGTTATCTACACCACCACCAGTTTTGTTTGCAGCAGCCGCTTCGTGCAATTGTCCACGCTCTTCCGCGAATGCTTTTTCTTGGTTCTCAAGAACAACAGCAGTTACTCTACGACGATGTGAATCACCGATAGTACCAGCTTCTTGAGAATCAAGTACAGGAGCCCATTTTTCCTGTAACATTGTTTGATTAATTTGTTCCATTTAAAATTCTCCTATTAGATGGATTTCGTTGTGCGCTCAATTGCGCTTAGATATTTCTGCATATTATCAGAAACATCAGTTTCTTGTGTATCCTCAGTAATGGCATCAACTTCCGATGTCTCTACCGCGGTATCTTTATTAAGGTAAGATTCCTTAATTGTCGCTACTTTAGATGCAAAAGATTCGTTATCGTCGGCTTCAACACCTTCTGCTAACTCTTTTACTTTTGCCGCTTCAGTTGCCGCTAAGCCTTCACATGCTTCTGCTACGATATCTTTACGTTCGAAAGCTTTAACTTTCTCGGCAAGATCCATTGCATTTGCAGTTGCGTCATTTAATTGAGCTTTAGCATCTTTCGCTTCTTCAGATAGAGCATCTAAGATGTCACCCTTATCTTGAGGAACGTTAATGTGGTGCTCACTAAATAACTGACCTAGTGAATCAATGAATGACTCAGTGATTTCAGACTTCAAAGAATGCTCAATCGCAACTTCGTTATCCTTCATCCAGTTTTCGACTACATATGTTAAGTAACCGTCAACCTTGTCAACTAAATCTTCTTTAATAGCTTCAACTTCTCCAGCTAGATCAGAAGCATATCTCTCTTCTAATTTTGCTGTTTCAGAAATGATTTTCGATTGCAGTGCAGCTTCAAAAATAGTCTCAGCTTTCGCTTTGAAACCTTCAGATAATGTATCTTCGTCTTTAATTAACGCTTCAACATCTTCTTTAAATTTCTTCTTCTCAGCAGTTACTTCTACTTCGGCATTAGGATCATCAAGTTTACTCATTTTCTTCTTCTTGACTTTTCCTTCTGTATCCTTTTCGTCGTCTACTGCTTCTTTCTTAGACTTTCCTTCTTCTACATCGCCTTCGTCTTCATCACCTTCATCGTCCTCTTCTTCTTCATCGTCTTCCACTTTAGCTTTCGCTTCTGCTTTTTTCGCTGCTTCGAAGATCGCGTCAAGGCC